CCTCGCTGCAGTCGCGACCAACGCCGCGCCGGTCAACGCGCTTGCTGCACTCGAGGAAATGGCGCTGGACGGCAAGCACGTAACCCTGGACGCCGGTCTGGTGCTGGATCTGCTGAAGGCCCACGCCAAGGCCAAGGGAGAGCAGCAATGAGCGACTTCGGCAAAACACCCGCCTACCCGCAGTCCGTCGTATTCGACCAAGCGCGCGACCAGGTCACGGCTTCCTACGCATACGGCGCCGAGATCGGCATGAACATGCAGCAGCACGTCTGGCTGACCATCTTCGCGTCCCACTTGGCCGACCCCAACGTCACGTACGAGGGCGCCGTGCGCGGTACGGACGCAGCGCTGCCGCTCGCTCTGAAGCGGCTGGAGGAGCTCGCATGATCCGCCGCCTGCTGCGCGCCCACTGGGAAGGCATCGTCATGGCGCTGCTGATGACCGTCGCTTTCTCCCTGGCCGGCCTGTTGGACGAGCCGGCCCCCTACCCCACCTGCGAAGGCTGCGGCAAGACCGCTGTGGCCGCGCGCGAACAGCCATGAAAGCCGAAGACTTCTATGCCCCCGGCCTTCCCGATCAATTCCTGCGCGCCCATCGCGGCCGCGCTGTAGCACTCGCAGCAATCGACCAATCAGGAGCAATCAATGAGCACTGTCACCATGATCCTCGGGCAGTCTGGCACCGGCAAGTCCACCAGCCTGCGCAACCTCGACCCGTCGCAAACCCTGCTGATCCAGGCCATCAAGAAGCCGTTGCCGTTCAAGAGCGGTAGCTGGAAGCCTGTCACGAAGGACAACCCGGCCGGCAGCATCTTCGTCTGCGACTCGGCCGTCACGATCGTGGGCGCCATGAAGCGCACCAAGCGCCCGATCATCGTCATCGACGATTTCCAGTACGTCATGGCCAACGAGTTCATGCGCCGCAGCGCCGAGAAAGGCTTCGAGAAGTTCACCGAGATCGGCCGCAATGCTTGGGACATCCTGGCCGAGGCCGCGCGCCTGCCCGACGACGTGCGTGTCTACGTGCTGTCGCACGTCGAAACCACCGACGACGGGCGCACCAAGATCAAGACGATCGGAAAGATGCTGGACGAGAAGATCACCCTCGAAGGCATGGTTTCTATCGTCCTGAAAACCGTCGTGCAGGACGGTCAGTACTACTTCGCCACCCGCAACAACGGAAGTGACACCGTCAAAACGCCCATGGGCATGTTCGACGCCGACATGGTCGAGAACGACCTGGCCGCCGTCGACACCGCCATCTACCAGTACTACGGCCTCACCGAAGCCGCCTAACCAGGAGCAATCATGTACGCACTCGACCCCGCAGCCGCGAAGGCGGCCGAATCCACCGGTAGCCGTATCGCCGAGAAGGGCAAATTCAAGGGGAAGTTCACCCGCGCCCAGCACATCGTTTCCGAAAACACCGGGACGCTCGGCATTGACTTCGACTTCGTCGCCAACGGCGGCCAGAAGGCGCGCTTCTCCATCTACACCAAGCGAGAGGACGGCACACCGGTCTACGGCTTCAAGCAACTGTCGGCCATCATGGCCTGCCTGGCTCTGCGCAACCTCGACAACCCGAAGGACACGCCCGCGAAGGTCTACGACTTCGACCAACAGCGCGAAGTGGAAGTCGTTGTGCCGCAGTTCACCGAGCTCCTGGGCAAGCCGATCGGACTGCTGTTCACCATGGAAGAGTACAAGCCCGGCAAGTGGCGGCCGAACCTGGCCGGCGCCTTCCAGGCCAGCACCGAGCTGGTCGCGTCCGAAATTCTGGACCGCAAAACCCAGCCGCTGCAACTGGCCAAGATGGTCCAGGCCCTGCGCGACAAGCCGCTGCGCGCCGGCGGCGGCTCCCTCGAAGACGGCAACCGCGCCGCGGCCGCCGCCAGTTCCGACCATTCGGACGACATCCCCTTCTGACGGAGACAACCATGAATATGCCCCTCTACACGCTCGCCCAGGAATACCGCGCGCTCGCCGTGCGCCTGGCCGAAGGCGACTTCGACGAGAAGGCCATCGCCGACACCATGGAAGCCAGCGGCCTGCCCGAGCAGATCGGCGAGAAGGCCCAGGGCTGCGAGATGGTCGCGCGCACCTTCGAGGCCGACATCCCGGCGATCGACGCCGAGATCAAGCGCCTGCAGGAGCTGAAGAAGGCGCGCCAAGCCCGCGCCGATGCGCTGCGCGACTACCTGCTGCGCAACATGATCGCCAGCGATATCCAGGTGATCGAGTGCCCGCTGTTCCGCATCAGCGTGGCGAAGAACCCGCCCGCCGTCGAGGTGTTCAACGAGAAGCAGATCCCGCAGGCCTACTTCACCAGCCCGCCGGCGCCACCACCCCAAGTCGACAAGAAGCTGATCGGCCAGGCGCTGAAGGACGGCCACGACGTGCCGGGCGCGCGCCTGCGCCAGGGCCTGCGCCTGGCTGTCCGCTGACCCTTTCCCCAACGTAGCACCCACCAACTGGAGCAATCCATGTCTCTCTCCTACGGCAATACCCCCCTGTCTGGCTGCGCTGGAAAGGACCAAGCCTTGGGCGTCGGCAACGGCGAAATCCTCAACAGCATCGAATCCCTGCAGAACAGCATCGCAAAGTGCGAGTTCGCTCTCCACGAGCTGATTGGCCGCCTGTCACCCGTACTCGCGCCTTCGCCTGAAGATAGCGAGCGTGATCGCTTGCCAATGCCTGCGGCCGAAACGCAGGTCGCCCAATTGATCCAGGCCGCAGAGGAGCGCATCCAATCGCTGATCCAAGCGGCGTATGCGGCTTCCAAGCGCCTGGCGCTGCCCTGATCAACCACCACCTGGAGCCCTGCCCCATGTTCTCGATTACCGAGCAAACCGCCCGCCTGCAAGTCACCAACCGGCTTGAAAAACACGGGCCTTCCAATGTGCCCGCGATGACGTTGCGGCTCACCTTCCGCGCGCCCAACGACATCCTGTCGGAAGTCGATTCCACGCTGAAATCGTCGCTCTACCGCCGTCCGCACCCGGGCGAGAACGACATGGCCGACGAAGCCGACGAGCGCATGCAGGACCCCAACTACCTGCCGCGCCTGCGCCATCCCAAGATGAAAAACAAGGTGGTCATCGACGAGAAGATCGTCGGCGCGAAGTTCACCCTGCATTACGGCCTGGGCGGTCCCAGCAACACAGTCCTGGACGACGTGAACGTCGACAACTTCCAGTTTGATCCACAGGACGGGGGCACCGTCGAATGCTCCATCGACATCGACATGGTGCCGAGCGAACAGGCCGCGGGCCGGATCTTCATGCAAAACGGTCAGGACGTCGTTTTTTCGGTGACGCCTCCCGAGGAACCGCAGGCATCCCTGGGCCTGGACCAGGCGTAACCCTTTGGCCGGCCCGGCGGCGGGACTCTCTCCCCCATCCGACCGCCGCCGGTGTCCGGCCTCCCTACACAGAGAACGACGATGACGAATCCCACCTTCACCCCTGGCGCCGAGGTCTACAACGTGGCCGGCGCGGTTGCCCAGTATGTCGGCCCGGCCCCGTATGGTGGCCATGTCGTGATGCCGTCCTACGAATACGACTATGACGAAGAGCCGCACTTCGGCGATCCCGAGGTTTGGCCCGAGGTCTTCGCCACGCCGCCGCGCGAGAAGCTGGCCGGCGACCTGACCGAACTGCATCAGGACATCAATGACGCGCGCCAACAGCTCGACGCCGTGCGCCAGGAGATCGCCGAGGGCGTTCGCACCAAGACGATCATCGAACGCGAGGCAGCGAAGAACCCGGAACTCGCACCGCTGGCGCTATGGCTGTCGGGCGAGGCCAAGTTCGCAGTGATCCTGGGCGGCGATTACGGCAGCCAGTTCTATGTTCAGGGCGTCAGGGTTGGCGAAATTCCCGAGGTGTTCAAAAGCGAAGACCGCGACCACGATATCCGACTCGTGGCGCTTTACTGGGAACCCAAAGCCGAACACACCTATAACGTCCGCATCGCTCGCTATTCCGATGGCAGCGGGGACAAATCCCGCCGCGTCTTCCTCGGCCGCACGCAGCAGGAAGCCATGGACGCAGCCGCCGCGCATGTCGCCGAGCAGCAAAAGTTCCACCAGAACGACCACTACTACCCGCAGATTGGACTGTGGCTCGAACACTTCGGCTATGGCCATCTGATCACGCCGAATGTGCGCGAGAAGATGGAGGCCTACAAAGTGACGGCCCGCGAGAACCTGGCCAAGCACGCACGCGAGGAACTGGCACGCGCCGAGGCTGCGCTGGCCGCCGCTCGCGCGAACGCCCAGCAGGCGGAACAGGCGGCCTGACCATGACCCACGCCCGCAAGCCCCGCCGCAAGCAGTACCGGCCGCGCCCGGCCCGCCTGCCGATGCTGATCAAGGCCCAGCAGACCCTGGCGCCGCTGGAAGCGATCATCGACCAGATCGACCGCGACGGCACCGTGACGACCAACGCCCGCGGTGTGCCGATATTCCTGTGCCTGGAGGACGGCGAGTGGTACGCCAGCGCGCCGGCTATCGCGGGCATGGCCGACTTCTTCGATATGTGGGCCACCCGCCACGGCAGTGCGTTCAAGGCCGTGGCGCTGCGCCAACTGGCCAAGCGCCTGGAGGTGGGCATGCCCATCGACGCGCCGCTGATGGCCGCCCTGCACGCCGAGATACCCGCCCTTCGCCGCATCGGCGCCGGCCTGACCCAGGCTGACGCGTCCGACCTGCTGCGCCAAACACAAATCCTTGCCGAAATGGACGCCGCGCGCGCCCAAGGAGCCTGACCATGACCACCACCATTCCCGCCGGCTGGAAGCCGATCGAGAGCGCGCCGAAGGACGGCACCGAGATTCTGGCGTGGCGCGAGGACTGCGGCCAATTCATCGCCAGCTACAC